AATAGTCGCATAAGTTGCACTATTTTGTTGGTACACCGTACCAGTATCATATGCATTATTCCAATTGGCACTTGTATTTGAAACATCAGTGTATACTGAATCCCAATTGGAGCTTACTTGGTTTACTGAAGAATATACGCTATCCCAATCAGCACTTGTATTTGAAACATCAGTGTATGCCGATTCCCATCTGGAACTTAATTTATTAACATTACTATAAACACTATCCCAATTAGAGCTTACATTCTTTACAGACGAGTAAACCGAATTCCAATTTGCACTTACGTTTCTTACAGAAGAATAAACGGAGTTCCAATTAGCAGATGTTTTGGAAACATCGGTATAAACGGAATCCCAAGTAGATGATACATTTGATACACTTGTATATACGGAATTCCAATCATTAGAATTTCCTCCAAATGCATATATCAAATCAGTAGCACTCAAGCTACCTTTCACAGTTACATTCCCCGTTGCATTAAAACCTGAAAGCTCATATACAGTAACATCTACGACATTTATTGTCGCTGATAATGCAGTTAAGGAATTTATAAAAACCGAATTAGCACTTAATGCTCCTATAAACGATTTATCTGAAAAAGATGAAACGGAATTTAAACTATCAGTTGATATGTTGTTAGAATATATTGAACCCGAAGATTGTGTAATTAATATATTGTCTCCAATTTTAAAATTACCATTTTTATTTTGAGAATTATATATTACAATTCCAACATTGTCATGTATAACTTCATTATCAGGATTACCAGATCCACCATTAATCGGATACGAATCGGATGAGTCTGTTCCAGAACCAATATGTTCGAAAATTTGAGAAGATGCTTCTATTGTGCTTCTAATATAGAACACAACATCACTCCCAGAATTTATCTTAGTAGGAGTTGTTGTATATGAAAAATCAAAAACACTAGAGTCTTCTGAAAAAACATATGGTTTGTCCAAAACTATATCGCATTCCCATCCAATATTGGGGGATGGTGCTGGTCTTACTTTTGATGCGCTTTGAACTACAAAAAATGTATTAGAATTTGCAGCTGTTAAATAATTTATCCCCGTACTTGTTCTAAGATAATTTGTATCTACAATTGAAAAAATTTGACCAACATATGGTTGATAACTTTTTGGATAAAATTGTCTTGCTGTTAAAGAATCGGATCCTAAGTTTGTTACAGTTATTTTGTTTACATTGCCTGTTACGTCATTCTTCAATGTGCCTCTTAGCGTTGGCAAGGTTGATTTCCCCAAAGCCACAAGCCCATTTGAACCATATGAAAACGAATTTCCATTGAGAGAAACGTTACCACCATTATCAGCTTTAACTGAATTTAAACAAAATTTGGAAGTATTTCCATTTACTTGAGCATATGCATTATTTGTTACATAAATGCCATTACCGCCTTCATTTGAGTGGTCGAAATTATCAATTACCATTGAAGCCAATACGCCATCGGCTTTTGAACCATCGACAAAAATACTTCCACCAGCACTGTCTGAGATATCGCTTAATGATTTGGTTCTTGTTACACACTGGACGATATAAGGAGCTTCTATCACCAGAGGTTTTTGTATAGTTGTTAGTAAATTATAATAAGCAGTTTGCCAAAAATCTTTATTTTGGAGTTTTTCTACCTCTGTAAAAAAGTAATTATTATCTGGTAAATCTTTATAATATCTAGCCAAAAATGCTATTGTAAATGGATCGAAAATAGCATCTCCATAATCATTTGTTAAATCAAAAATATAGAAATTATTTTTTCTAGTAGACGTGTAAATAGCTGAATTTTGGTTAAAATAAGTAAATGCTCTAGCGGTAGATTCTTGAACTCTTGATGATGGATAATCCGATACAATATTACCATTTAAATAGAAGAATTCAGGATATGTTACAGCATATGCTGGTGAATAATAATCCCGAAATGTTATATTTTGAATGGATGTTTTATTGTTTACCCAAAAAATATCATAAAATTTATTTTTCGGTATAACAGTTACAGTTTTTACACTTTCACCAACGATTGTTACATTTGGTGGAACGTAAATCGGATTATCTTCTATGTAAGTTCCGCTTTGTACGAAAACATTTACAGGAGTCGAAAAAGAACCCCATCCGTTTTCTTCTTCTATAGTTAAAGCTTGAGGTGTGAGATTCCTAGAAACTTCAAGAGCCTTGGCCATGGCTCTTTTAATTGTTCTAAATGGACTAAATTGTGAATTTCCAAAATTGGTATCATCCCCAGATAATCCAACATATAAATTGGTAGGATCGCTTGGAATTGAAACTTTTGCGACAAAATCTGTAATATTTTTAATTGTCGTTCTAAATTCTCCTCCAAGTTCTCTATATCCAACTAGATAATCATTTACATCTGGTGGATCAAATACGGTAAAATCACTAAATTTCTTGTAAGCCATTTCAATTATTTAGTTTTAGGAATATGTCCAACTCTTTAAGATTCATCTCATAAATTTCAGAAAGAGAAAAATTATAAGTTTTTTTCAAAAATGCTATTTTTTTGTATAAATTTATTAAATTTGTGGACATTATTAATTTACAAAAATAAAAAAGGGTATTATCGAAGCAATTTATATAAACGCTCGGTATTCCCTTTATTATTTCAGGAATATTGAACATTTTGATTTTATTTTGATCAATATGTTCTTTTATTTTTTCAAAACTTTCTTTCGTTTCTTCTAAAATATCATCAACATTTGAATAATATAAATTTTTAGGAAGATTGAAATTTTCAAAATTGTATTTTTTAATATTTTTAAATATATCATTTAAAATTATTTCGTATGAAATTGAATTATTTTCCAAATCTTTAGCTGAAATTTTTAAAATTGGATCTGAAAATGTTCTTTTTAAATGTAAGATTAAAGAAAATTTATCCAAATTCGTTAAACTTAAGTCACGATTAAATGATTTTTCACATATTTCATTAAAAACTCTGTTTATTTTTATATAATCTGAATTTTGAATGTAATTGTTTAATTTGTAATAATCTCCAAATGTGAAAGCATTTACATCTATTTCTTTTTTTAAACTGGGTATATAACAACTAGTATATAAATCCATTTTAGAAAAAACCTGTTATATTTTGTGGAAAATTGCCATTTCCTCTACCGCCTTGAAAAGGACTTATTCTTGGGAAATTGCCATTAAAAATATTAGATACCCTATCGATTATTTGAGGGAGAGGTAAATATAATGAATTAGCTACAGCATAATTAGTATATGTCCATTTTGTGGAAATTTTTAATGCTTGAGATGGCTCATCATACCCTAACGTGACAGAGTTTACAGAAATAGGAGCGCAATTAAAAAACGTCCAAACTTTTCTCGGTATCATTGAAACATTTTGAAAAGTTTTAGCATATTCCATTACATAAACTGTCGATTTGACGTTTCTAGGATCTCTTCTATTGTATGAATCGTTTTCTCTTGCGACAAAACCAAAATGTTCTCCCGCAATAACCCAAGGTCTTATTACAAAATCGGAAAAAGATGTATTTGTTTCTAAAAAACTTATATCTATTGTATTAGATATGTTTCTACCGTTACTAAGAATACCCGGTAAGAAACCCCGACCAGCAGCTTGATCCACTCCAGCTTTTGTTGTTGACATTGTTTCATCCGGAGTTGTAACGGATTGAGCAAATAAACACCCATTTACACGTTGAAATGGATATCCAGCCAACAAGTTTTTCGCTTTGTCCACGTCAAAGTTTTTAGAATCACCTCCGGTTGTCTCTAAACCTTGCATTATACTCGTATTAATGCAAGAAGGATAAGGCTGAATTAAAACAATCCATTGCGACTGTAATGGTATTGCAGTTAACCAAGACTCCAGTTGAAGTAGAAAATAATCTCTAGTTGATACGAGAGGTGCGCCTTGAATTCCCAAACCAAATAATTCACCAACTCTAGGTTGAGTTAATGGATTTGTTCCTGTGAATAGACCCTTAGCATTACCTAAAAGACTATTTAAAGCATTGCTTAAAGGATTATTAAGAGCACCCATATTAGTATTTATGGGTTAGGTAAAGATTGATCAATCTTGCTTCTCGATCCAATAGTGATAAGCCATGGTCACTAAGAAATTTTGAACAGCACCAGTGCCTTCAGCCATGGAATATCCAATTTCTCCAACACTCCTAATGCTCACACCAACTAATTGGTATTGATTGACTTTTTCAAAATTATTATCCAATTGAATAAGATCAATTGTTGAATTTTGAGTTGGGGTCAAGTAATTACCAGTGCTATTGGCATCATTAAACGTGTCTCTAGTCCAAGATAAAAACTTTTTACGAAGATCGGAATTGGCTTCGCAGTAAAAGTTTATCTGATAAGCCTCGGAATTAGGATAAGTTGCCATACCTGGTAAGTTGAAATTCAAACCCATGTATTTTGCATTAACTGCTTGAATTGCACGACCTGGTAAAGTGGCGGTTCTGGCGTAAACTATATCATTCTCATCGAATTTTATAGTGGTGCCTTGTGGAGAGATGCTTAAAACTCGGAATTGCACATCACGTGAAAAATCCCTAGCTGAAGCTACTCTGTAGAAGTCTTGAATTGTTTGTTTTGTTGCGGCCATAATATTATTTTAATTATTTATTTTAATTAACCTCCAATTAATTCATCAAAATTTGTTCCGGTTCTTGTGGCATAGAAGTTCACCAAGATAAACTCAGCCGTTCTTACTGGTTGAATGTAGATGTCAATTTTCAACTCGTTATTATCAATGACGTCAGGAGTATTATTTAATTCTGAGCAAACAATTCTGTAGTCATATAGACCTTCAGTATTCTTTGCATTTTCAAAAATAGGAGACAAAACGTTAATGACTTGAGTTCTTGTGAATAATGTGTTTGGTTCAAACACAAAGAACTTTGCGGTATCTTTTGTAATTTTCTCCAGATTCAAGAACAATCTACGAACATTGATTCTATCAAATGCTGAAGGTTTCTTAAGAAGAGTTTTTTGACCAAAGATCACGAAACCTTCATTTGGGAAAAACGCCACAGGATTTAGAGAAATCTTATAAAGTTGATCGCGTTGTTTTTGTTTTGGATATATACCAAGATCATTTACACCTGTAACGACACCGCGAGTGAATCCAGCAGGAGCAAACCATGGTTGGAAGTTAGCGTCGGTATTGGCCATTGATGCACATGCAATACCGGAGAATGGAATCCAAACTTGTCTGTTACTGCTTGGATCGATGACTTGCGCCCAAGTTGCATATGTTGTAGCATATGAACAATTAATTGTTG